CGACATTGAAGAAACCGACAAAGCAAACCTAATAAGCGGAGAACGTACATATTCAGTAGCAAAGGGGAGTATTGACCGCTTATTGCAATTTGCAAACCCCGAACAAGTAATGGAACTTATCAACCCTATTTGCGCACTAAAAAAATAATCATTATGTCTTGGGAAGTTATAGCAGAACTATCTGCACCCCTCGTTATATCTTACGAAAAAGACCGCGTTACCCAAATAGAGGAAGGACACGGAAGGCACGACCTTTCGGGGATATACAGGACTATGCAAAGCGTAAAAGTTTATATCGGGGAGTATTGTATCGATATTACCGACAATATAAACACGCTGATTGAGGATGAATTATGGCAACAAATAAACGATATTGAAAATGGAGTATAACGAATTTAAGTATCTCTACCCGCCACGTCCACAATTTAAGATACCACCCGAAGAACTGGAAAAGTACGATAACGGGGAGTATTTTGCCAATCCGAAACTAAACGGAACTGCTTGCGTAGTTTTTACTAATGGAGAACTTTTGGAAGTTTACAACCGCCATAAACAACCCTTATCAAAGTATTCACCCTTCATTAACTTTAGATCATTAAGTCCTGACGGAAAATGGTATGTGTATGCGGGGGAATATCTGAACAAAGGACAAAAAGGGGAAAGCGGAGAAGTAGAACGCGATAAGTTCGTAATATGGGATATTCTGGTTCACGCGGGGGAATATCTGGTAGGCACTACTTATCTCGATAGGATAAGGCTAATTGACGCACAATATCCAGCACAACAACTCGTTAGCGATAAAGGTCTGGAATGGCGGGAGTACATAGCCGCGACTTCCCTCAACGGAATATACAAAGTACCCGTATATGCACAAGGTTTTAAGTATATGTATAAGGATCTAATCAAGACCGACCTTTACGAAGGTGTAGTCTTGAAGAAACTAAATGCCAAACTACAATACGGCTTTCAAGAAAAGAATAATTCGGAATGGCAAATTAAATGCAGACGTCCAAGTAAGCTATATGAATTTTAAACGCATAACCACATTTTCCCTTACACTATTATTTATAATCCTATATTGGGCTTATATGTTGGGGGAAGTCCTAACTATTATTTTTAACTAAAAAAACAAACACCATGAATTTTGAAATTGAATTACCAAAAGAAAGAGCAGAGTATCTCCTTGAAGGACTTAAAAAGTGGGCAGTAGAAGCTGAAATTACCCGAAGTTCGGAGAACTGGGCAACCATTGAGATTAAGGATGAAACAGACGCAGAAACATTAATCATCTACGCCTTTAACTTTGGAGTAACTTATGGGAGGAACAACAATGAAGGATAATGCAGAACTTTATTATAACGTGGCTGGCGATAGCTACTATATCTTCCCTCGCAAACTATTTATATCAAAAATACTTTAACTAAAAAATTATGCAAAACAAAGCACAAGTCTTATTAGACGAAGTAATGGCAGTTTACGTTCAAAATGAATTTGATAGAGCTGCAATAGTGTACACAATAGAAACAAGAGTATTGGAAAACGGAGACCTTGTTCTTTGCTTAACTTATGATGGTTGCGATCCTTATGCAGGAAACTATCTTTTTCACGCAGGGGCAACCTTCTTTAAAGAAACATTATTAAATTTACAAAATATAAAACTATGAACAGAGTAATCGTAAGACAAGTAAGAAAACCGTTACAAATGGGGACTTTTGAAGTTTATGCTATTATTGAAGGGGAAGAAAGAATAATCAATATCTTCTCTTACAAGCCTGACGCAGAGCCTAATGATAAATATTGGGGGCAAGATACGGCAAGAATAGCCGCCCTCGACTTTGCTAAAAAATGGGAAGAAACTGGCGGAGAAGTCAAAGAAGAAATCATCTACCAAACCCCCGAATAATGTCACCACTTTACATACGCAAGAAAAAAAATGACGTAAACCCTGTAAGCGACTGGCTGAAGGCTAGAGACTTTCGTAACAACCGCCTCTGGCGATACTCCGAAGGGGTACTTAAGACAAAGGTGGGTGGTAAATGGATAACCGCAAAAGAATTTGACAAGCGCTTTCCTTCCAGACCGCCATTACATTTTTACGGCAACTCCGAAAATTTAGCTAAATCCAAACTCCTTTAAACGATTTAATTATGCTAATATCTACTTGCTGCGGTATGCCTACCGAATACGATGAATTAGGGATTTGTCCCGATTGTAAAGAGCATTGTGATTTTATAGAAGAAGATGAAATAGAATAATGGCAAAAACATTAGTTTAGGTTTCATAGGTGTACGGGGGTGGGTTTCTACCCGGCCCCCCTCTTTTTTACCACAATATCCCCCTGACATGACACTATTAAAATTTATTTTTATTCTGTTGGTTAATTGTACTGGGTTGTCAATTATCAACTATATTTGTAAAAAGTTATTATGAATTACACTTGCAAAAAATGCCAAAAACCAAAACCAATGGAGCAGTTTAAACATAAGCATTATAGTCCTAAAGTATGCTTAGATTGTAGAAAAGAAATGCAAGCGGCTAATATCAAAAGCTACTCTGATCGTAGAAATAAAACTAAATGGTTAGATGTATGGATTGGAAAAAATTAATTTCTTGGTTAGGGGAAGTCTTAATAGTCCTGTTTATCCTCACCCCTATATCTTTATTTGTTTATGCCTCGCTAGAAATAGCGTGTAGATTACATAACTTACTTAAAAAAACAAACTTATGGCACTAAAATTTTTACTATACCTACTAGTTTCGGTACTTTGTGTCCTTTTTTACAAGGCATTTGTATATTGTTTTATTGATAAAGATTAATTATGACCGGGAAGTGGTGGCTTCCACTCGTCTCCAAGACCTAATTGGTCAATCAATTTATGACAGCCCTTTATGTTTATCGTGTAGTATTCTTCGGGGTCGTGTCCAAAGTATTTACAAGAGTCCTCTATCCTGCAAATAAGAGGTCTAGTTTCGTAGATAGTACACTTGTTATCTGGCCCTAGTTTTTCACATACTCCGTCTTTATGAGTGTAAGGGAAGTAGTGAGGGTGTTCCGGATCGTCCCTTACAACAACATCATCAGCCCACGATATAACTCTGCAACAAGCACCACAACCAGTACAAGGAAAATTCATAGTATTTCTTTTAAAGTCTCAATAGAGTTAAGTTCTTTGTGCGGAACAAAGTAACAAATAGGCACTTTATTAAACTTCCACTTTTCCTGCTTGGCGTCCTCTGCTTTTATCCAGCCCTTGATTTCATAAACAGGGCATTTACCTGTAACGGAAACAATAATGCCGTTATCATCAGGACGCACTTTTACATCTTCCCGAGACGACCATCTCACCTCAATCTTCGTATTCACAATATCTTCTACGTGAAAGGTATTAACCCCAAACCCCCAATAAATACCTAGATATTTAGCTACCGCTAACTCTGCGTGAGCCGCCTCAATATGAAAACCCCATAGTTCTCCCACTACTTTTTCAGGAAAACGAGCTTTTCTGCCTTTAAAGGAAGCTTCCGCATTTCTTCTTGATCCAATGTAGGTAGCAACAAGTACCTCATTAGCGTTCAATTCTACTTTCATTCTGTTTATTTCTTGGAGGTACTCTGCTATCTGTTAAGTGATAACCTATCTTCCAGAGTATATCCGCAGTTTCTTTTGAGTATTCTAGTACAGCCTCCTCAGATAAGTCCGGCTGCTGTACGTGGGCTATTTCGTGGAGTATTGTTTCTAATAACTCAACCCCTGAAAGCCGCATATCAATTACAATCTTTCTTTTTTCTACATACGCCAACCCATCGGCCTTGTGTTTGCCAAGTTTACCGAACTTAATTGTGATGGGCTTTTTCCGTGTCATTTAGGGGAGCTTTGCAGTACAAATCTACGTTGTTTTATATTTATCTCAGCTACCCTCTTTCTGGCCGTTGCTCCGCAGTTATTACAGCGTAATGCGGCGTAGATATTTACGGTGGTGTGGTAACCCTTTCCGGCTTCTTGAAGGTCAGCAGAGCCGCAGGAAGGGCATCTGTGTTGATTCTCGTCAAGGATGAACAATCCCATGTTCGGATGGGGCTTAATCCACGGGCGGATATGCAGGTAAGTCTCCTCTAGGATACGTACGTCATTAATGTTGTACCCTTCCATTTCATCGAGTGCCGTTTGTTCCCCCAACATACATCTTTCCCAAAGCTCAAAGCCCCCTGTATCAGTCTTACGTTCCAAGTTTAAAAGCTTATTTACGTAGTCTAACTTATTAGAAGTAAAGCCAAATTGTCTCCTAATATGTTTTAGGGTATCTATTGTCTGGTAGGGAAGTGGTGGGTGTAAGCCATTGATAATGAATCTTGCATTAAGCTTAGGAAGATCAAATTTTTCAGCGTTATGCGCCAAAACTATGTCGGCCTCATTCAGGAGTTCCCAGACACCCTTGATAATTCTTTTATCGTCTTGTTTTTTAACCTCTTTCGGAGTTAGCTTGCCGCTATAAACCTTGTCCTCAAAGAGCCATTTTGCAGCCCATGTAAGGCAGAACCAATCGGACTGTATCTGGTTTAGGGAAACATTTTGATTCCAAATTCCCCACACGTAGGCCCTTATAGGAGCTGTTTCTATGTCTAGTATTAATACTTTAGCTGTAGTTTCTATCTTTTCTTTAAAGGGGCGGGGGGAATTTGTGGTATCGTAATTTAACGGCTTGACGTTAGACTTGTCTGCTAATTGTTTAAAATGATTTTTCCCGTTGTGGCCTCTAATAATTCTAACAAAGCTTCTTGCCTGTTCTACGTTTTGAAAGTTCAATCTGTTTTCTTCGTAAATCTTTCTGGCAAGAGTTAGGTCTTTCATGTCAGGGAAGTCGCGGCAGTAATCTTCGCAAATAATCCGCCTAATCGTCTTTGGTGCGCTCAAAGGTTTACGTATTTTATTCCGTTATCGATAAAGGTGTCCCCACTATTCCATTTCTCTAGTAATTGCTTTGTTGTGTAGCCGAATGTTTTTTGTACGTGAGGGAAGTCGCGAAGCTTACCCTTCCAGTCAGCTCCAGACTCCCATCCATTTGCCTTAAAAATATCTATTACCTCGAACCAGTCTCTCTTTCCGTCTTTGTCAAGATCAACGGATACGTCCCAAATCGCTGTTCGAGAAGACATAATACAGAAGTCAACCGCTAAAGAGAAATTATGAAAGCTCTGTCCTCCCTTCGCATTGGTAACAATACCTATTCGGTTATCATCCGCGTCAAAGAGCTTTGTTCTGCCAAGCTTATAAAGTTCATTCTGCTCTTCAAAGGTTCTTAAAGTATGCGTAATGCGGCAATATACTCCTCCTGTTAGGGCTGGGTATATTTGTTCCCGATATATTTTCAACACCTCTTCTCTAATCTTGGGGTGCAATTTTAAAATTCTCGTTTCTGAAATCTTATCAATCATTTTATCGGCAGTTTGCTTACAAGTTTCATTACGGGCTTACGTACAATATATCCTGCAAGGGCAGCAGCTACAATAAGTATCCACCAAAACCTTTCTTTCCATTGCTTACGTTCCGCGTCAGTATTTTCGTACTTGGCGAATAGACCTCTATATCTTCCCTCGCATCCTAAATAAAGACTACGTTGTTCTTCTATCTTCTCAGTAGGTTGTTTTATTACTTCTTTGTACTCTACTATTGTTTTTATGATTGCGGGGGAAGTCTTGGTAATCGTAACCACCACCGTATCTTCCC